TCTTCCGAAGGTGGGGAAACGAATGATCCTGAAGTCAAAACGATGAATTCTCTTGAGGAATCTCTTAAGAATCTTGTTTCTCATAATGTTCAGGAGAACACCTATGTGGAGATTCCTAAACTTGATTTGAAGCAGATTATCGTTTCTAACAAGGAAATTCACGATAAATGTAAGAAGACTTGGGATGAATATGTAGAATCTACTAGTCTTACTCATCATTATCTTTTTGGTGATGCTGATAAGCAGTTTCTTGAGTTCAAGCGTAATGCTCAAAAGGAAGTCAACTATCTGGTAAAAGAGTTTGAATGTCGCAAGGCAGCAGATTCTTATGCCCGTGCCACAACTGCCCGAACTGGTATTCTGGACTGTTCTAAACTTCATACCTACAAGTATAATGAGGATCTGTTCAAGAAAGTGACTACTCTTGCCAACGGTAAGAATCACGGTCTTGTGTTTATTCTGGATTGGTCTGGATCTATGCAAGACGTTCTTCTTGATACTATTAAGCAACTTTATAATCTGATGTGGTTCTGTAAGAAAGTTGCCATTCCTTTTGAGGTTTATGCCTTCACTATGGATTATCCTGTTGTTTCTTATGAAGACGGTAAGGTTAGTAATACTCGCCAAACTGCTTATCAGAAGCGTGAGGGTCTTCTTCAAGTTTGTGAGTGGTTCTCTATGATGAATCTCTTTACCAGTAAAGTAAATGGTAAAACTCTTGAGGAGCAAATGAAGAACATCTTTCGTGTTGCTAAGACTCTTGGGGGGTATTCCTATCCCATTCCACCTGGTCTCAATCTTTCTGGAACTCCTCTGAATGAGGCGATGATTTCCCTTCACGAAATTCTTCCTAAATTCCAAAAGGAGAATAAACTTCAGAAGGTTCAGTGTGTTGTTCTTACTGATGGTGAAGGGCAGCAGGTTCGTTATCATAAGGAATTCAATCGTGCCTGGGAAAAAGAACCCTATCTTGGATTGAATAGTGTAGATTCCGCCACGATTCTTCGTGATCGTAAAACTGGAAATACCTATAATCTTGGTAGTAACTGGTGGGATGTTACCGATATTCTTCTTCGCAATCTTCGGGATAAGTTTACCGATATTAACTTCATCGGCATTCGTGTTCTTGAGAGTCGTGATTCTGGTTCCTTTATCCGCCGCTACTGTGGGTATTATGGTGATCAATACGACAAGGCGATGAGTGGTTGGAAGAAAGAAAAGGCATTTTCTCTCAAAAATACTGGGTATCACATCTACTTTGGTCTTTCTGGAAGTGCCCTTTCTCAAGATACTGAGTTCTCTGTATCTGAGGATGCTTCCAAATCACAAATCAAAAATGCCTTTGTGAAGAGTCTGAAAACCAAGAAAATGAACAAAAAAGTTCTGGGTGAGTTTATTGAACTGGTTGCCTGAATAAATACCTGAAAGAGTTTTTAACAATAATGAAGACTTTTCAGGAATTTATGGTAGAATGCTATTCCATTCAAGAGACTTCTCTTACTCGTGTAATGAGTAAGTCTGAAAAGGGTGGGATGGCAATTCTCTCAGGTCAAAGGGGAGATAAATCCAAATCAGAAAATAATGCAAGGTCTGCAAGAACTGAAAGAAGAATTAGAGGTGCTGGTCTTCCAGGACCTACTAAAGTATCTGGACGTTATACAGAAAATCCAGGAACCCCAGAAGAGAAAAAGGTGGGTGAAAAATCTCACGTAATTTCTTCTGGCAAAATGGGTAAGAGAAGGTTTAAAAAGACTATAGAGAAACTTGGAACTGAAGGAGGACTCAAACAGAAGCGTAATACTCCTGCAGGGTCCTCTAAAGACGACCAAGATTCTGTATTGATTCAAAGAAAACCTGGTAGTTCTGCTACACTTAAAGGAACATCCAAAACATCTTGGCCTGGTAAAGGTAAAAATGTTCGAGTTGGTAAAATGAAACCAGGAAGAACTGGTGAGTTTGATACAAAAGTCAAAAACAAAACATTTACTTATGAAAACTAAATTTCCATTTGAACACGTAATTAAATACGACACTAAAGAAATCTGGATTAGATGCACCAGTAGCATTACTGCTATGGGCATTCCTACACTTGTTGAAAAGTATTATCCCGGATATACTGGACATATTGCAAGTGAAGACTATTTGAATAAACTGCGAAACCAGCAGGTCCAATCTTGAAACTGTCACAGGGGGCACTCAACCGCCCCTTTTTTCTTGTATAATTACTTCAGTTAAACAAAACAAACTAACTACATTATGCCTCGCAAAATTTCCGTGACTGACGAACAACTGATTTCTGATCTCCGATCTTCCTTTGGTACTGAAATTTCCGCTGGTGACATTCGGGGATTCTGTGCCTCTCGCAGTCTCAATTATCAGACTGTTACTCGTCGCCTTGAATCCTTCAAGACAGATCGTGGTCGCTGGAACCTTGAAGTGACTCAAGAGCGTGTTGAAGAGATTGAACGCACTTTCCATTCTCCTGCGGCTCTTCCTGCGGTCGAACAAAACCTCATTCCTGAAAAAGATGATACCTTCGTCAAGTTTGGTAATTTTAACGATATCAAAAAAATTATTCAGTCCCGTCTTTTCTATCCTACGTTCATTACGGGTCTTTCGGGTAATGGTAAAACGTTCAGTGTGGAGCAAGCGTGTGCTCAACTGAAGCGTGAACTGATTCGTGTTAACGTTACAATTGAAACTGACGAGGATGACCTGATTGGTGGTTTCCGCCTGGTCAATGGTGAAACTGTTTGGCACAATGGACCCGTGATTGAGGCACTGCAGCGAGGAGCAATTCTGCTTCTGGATGAGATTGACCTTGCTTCTAACAAGATTCTGTGCCTTCAATCTGTTCTTGAAGGAAAAGGTATCTTCCTGAAGAAGATCGGACGTTTCGTGAAACCTGCTGCAGGATTTAACGTATTTGCCACCGCAAACACTAAGGGTAAGGGTTCTGATGATGGGCGCTTTATCGGCACTAACGTTCTCAACGAAGCGTTCCTAGAGCGTTTCCCTGTAACTCTGGAACAGGATTATCCTGCAGTTGCCACCGAACAGAAGATCCTTGAGGGTATTTCTCTGGATCTTGGTCTTGAGGATCGTGATTTCTGTAAGCGGTTGGTTGATTGGGCGGACGTGATCCGTAAAACCTTCTACGATGGTGGTATTGAGGAAATCATCAGTACTCGCCGCCTGGTTCATATCATCCGTGCCTATAGCATCTTCACTGATAAAGCAAAGGCAATTAAGGTTTGCATCAATCGTTTTGACGATGAGACCAAGCAATCGTTCTTGGAACTTTATGATAAGATTGATGTTAATTTTGAACTTCCGAAAGAACAAAAATCTGAACCTGAAATGCCAGTTGAATATATTTCCTGATAATGCTTTTTTCTGAAAAGTGTTATTCGTATAAATAGTAATAGCACTTTTCAGTTTATTATGTCTTATTCAAAAGAACAAAAAAATGAATATAATAAAAAATATCGTCAAAAAATGACGGATGAACAAAAAGAAGCAAAACGTCTTGCTGATAGAGAATATTATTATAAAAATAAGGAAAAAGTTGATGATCGCAATATGCGTTATTATCAGGAAAACAAAGAAAAATTGAAGGAGAAAAGAGTTCCTTATTTTAATAATAGACGAAACATCTTAAAGGAAGAAGCAAAACAAAAACTTGGTGGAAAATGTGTATGGTGCGAAACAACTGAAAATCTTGAGTTTGACCATATAGACCCAGCACAAAAACAATTTACTATAAGTGCTTTTCCTTGCTCTCTTGACTTATGGTGGAAAGAAGTTGAAAAATGCCGTCTCTTATGTAAAACCTGTCACAAAAAACATAGTGATGCTGAAATGGCGGCAAAGCATCTTTATTGGATAAATCTTTCTTTTGAAGAACGACAAAAACTTATTCAGCAACAACTTGACGAGCAACCTCAATTCTGATATAATTGGGGGAGGTTAATTATGACTTCCCCCTTATTTTATTTTTACTATGGCAGATAGCAAAGATCATTTTTGGAAATACAACGAAGATAAGACTCTGAAAGAAATTGAAGAGTATCTTGCCAGCACTTATTATTCTCATTATACTTCTGAGCAATCCAAAACTCAAACTCTTGATTTGATTGAAAGTATTGGTGATGCCGAAGCATTTACCCGTTCAAATGCAATCAAGTACCTTTCTCGCTTTGGTAAGAAGAATGGTAAATCTAAGATGGATATTTTGAAGGCAATTCATTACTGCATTCTTCTTTATAATTTTGCTGGTCTTCACGAAAACAAATCTGACCAATACCAATATTGATTATGAAAATCCAAGACAAAACTATGAAACTCTCTGACAATACCTGTGCTCTTCTCAAGAACTTTGCTGGTATTAATAATTCAATTCTTGTGAAAAAGGGTAATCGTCTTCGTACTATTTCTGTTGCCAAAAACATTCTGGCAGAGGCAGAGATCACCGAAGAATTCCCCCGCGATTTTGCCATTTATGATCTGAACCAGTTTCTAAATGGTATTAGTCTTCATCAGGATCCCGATCTTGATTTTACTGAAGAGTCTTACATCACTATTCGTGAAGGTAAGCGTAGGGTGAAGTATTTCTATGCCGATCCTAATGTGATTATTTCTCCTCCCGAAAAGGAGATCCAACTGCCTTCAAAGGACGTTTGTTTCCAAGTTGATAGTGTAACTCTGGAGAAACTGGTTAAGGCAGCAGGTGTTTATCAACTTCCAGATCTTTCTGCGGTCGGTGAGGCAGGAGTGATCCGTCTGGTGGTTCGGGACAAGAAAAACGATACTTCTAACGAATACTCCATCGTTGTTGGTGAAACGAACAAGGAATTTACCTTCAACTTCAAGGTTGAGAACATCAAGATCATTCCCGGATCTTATGATGTGGTTGTGTCAGAAAAACTACTGTCACAGTTCAAGAATACAAAGTATAACCTCTGCTATTATATTGCTCTGGAACCTGATAGTACTTTTGGTTGATGGAATTTCTTCTTTATTTGACTCCTATGGGTCGTGAGATTATTCAAAATGTTATTCGTGCAAAGTATTCAGTTAAAGAAAATGTTGGGTTTTGTAGGGACAAAAACTTTTTTGGATATGTTAATACTAATAAATTAGTTATTTGTACGAATAACATTAAACATAGTGGAAATGATGTCAAGTTTTATGTAAATGAGACTGTATATCACGAAGCAACTCATATTGCTCATATGTGCAGGGGATATAAACCTTTTTATATTCCATTAAAAGATATGCCTCTTCCACAAAGTAAACTTCAAGATATTGAAAAATCTGTTAGAATGTCTACCTCATCCAGACAGATAGAACACGAAGCCTATTGGATGGAAGATAAACCAGAACAAGTTAAGTATGTAATTCAAAAGTATTGTTTCTAGAAGAGCAAACTTTCTAAAAGAGATAATATATTTGAATAGTTAGAACAACTTTTTAATTATTAGAAAACTTTGAGGAACTAACCTTGAACATTTTTGTGACTGATGAATGTCCTGTGCTTTCTGCTGCGGTACTTCCAGACAAGCATATTGTGAAAATGCCTCTGGAGACCTGTCAGATGGTTTCTATCATTTTCTCTAAATGGTATTATGATTGGGGATACATTCCCAAGAAAGATGGTCTTCCATATGACACTGAAAAGGGTGCCTTCCGCAATCATCCCTGTACTCAATGGGCAGCAAAATCCCATGAGAACCTTGCTTGGTTGATTCGGCACGGTTATGCTCTTTGTAATGAGTATCGGCATCGTTATGAAAAAGAACACTCTTGTATGAAAAGTCTTGAAGTTGCAGAGAATATCTTTGCTACTAAAAGTGGAAAAGAAATTTCCATCTACAAAAATGTGGTAGAATTTACGAGGGCAATGCCTGATGAGTATAAATTTGACACAAGCGTTGACACTTTTACTGCTTACAAGATGTATATCGCATCCAAACCTTGGGTTGCATCTAATTATCTTCGTATGCCGCAAAGAAAACCTGATTGGGTATAACTAAATTATGACAAGTGAATTCTTATTCTGTGAGAAATACCGTCCTCAAGTGATTGAGGATTGTATTCTTCCTGATGATACTAAAAAAACATTTAAGGAGTTTGTAGAGAAGGGTGAGATTCCAAATCTCCTTCTCGCGGGACCTCCTGGTATTGGTAAAACAACAATTGCAAAGGCATTGTGTAATGAATTAGGAGCAGACTATTATGTCATTAACGGATCCGACGAAGGACGTTTCTTGGATACTGTACGGAACCAAGCAAAGAACTTCGCTTCGACCGTCTCACTTACGGGATCTTCTAAACACAAAGTCATCATCATCGATGAGGCGGATAACACAGGGAACGACGTACAACTCTTACTACGGGCGAATATTGAGGCATTTTATAACAACTGCCGATTCATCTTCACCTGCAACTACAAGAACAAAATCATTGA